AATTGAGTTAGATCGACGCTGATTTTTTGTTTGTTACCTGATGGTGTTACAACAGTAACATCATAATCTTTACCATATCCTAATACTCGAGCTGCAACCATTACTGCATTTTTATCACCAATAAGCAGATCATTATAATCAAATGGAGTTATGATCAACGACTTAAACAGTTTATCCAATACAATTCCTTGTTTAATATAAGACTGATTAGTAAGAATGTCTTCTTCACGTGCAGTCATATATTTCATTTCAATTGTTCCATTTGATAACGGATGTCCTTCGGGATAAAATTTTCCTTTGGATGGCAATTGAATAATCTCTGTTGGAAATTTATTTGTTTGAGTAGTTTGGTTTGATTCAACTACTTGCTTTGCTTCGAATTGAGCAATTGCCTTTGCCTTCAAATCGGCATCGGTTAGTTCAACATTTTTTTTTGGATAATCATCGTTTAGTGTCGTAGCCATTTGTCTCCTTTATAACTTTTACTATTTAATATAAATATACACACATAAAAAAAGCCCCGCCGAAGCGAGGCTAATTTTTTCGACCAGGGACACCCTAATCCAGTTACGATTAGAACTGAAGGATTGCGTAATCGTATTTCAATGTAAGTTCGATCATTAACGGATCTTCTGTTGACCAATCTAAGTCTCCAAAAGTTGCTGATGATATGAAGGCTCCTTTTAAAGTCCATTCTTCAACTTTATCACCTACAGGGCCTAAAGTATTGAATGTAATGTCCTTCTTATAGAAATCTGAATATCCATCTCGTCCAGTTACTGATTCGTGATGCAAACGAACCCATTCCATTACCGCTTGTGCTCCTGATGGTACGACTGGGTCATATAATGATACGGTTACGTCTTGCCATCTTGATTTACCTTTCAACTTTCTTTCAACGTTGATGTGGTCTAAAATAACCTCACCTTGGTCAATTGACGGTCTCGAAGCAGCTTTCACAAGGTAAGACGGAATACCCTCGATATACATAATGAACCTGTTAGCCATTTTAGGTTCATATGCCGTATAAAATATCTCGGTTGGGTCTAATAATTCTGCCATCTTTTTACTCCTAATAATTTAATATAAATATGTCCTTGCTACTATTCTGGGAACGATGCTCCGGTAGGTAAGATATTGAAATCGATGATAATGAATTCAGCTGTCTTGGCAGGTTGCAAATAAATTGCCCCTCTCATTTCATTTCGGTCAATTACATCTGGTGTATTATTTGTATCATCCATTACTACTTTAAATGCGTACAAACCTTGACGTTGCTGTACTGATTCAAAATATGGATTAACGATTGATAAGAATCTGTTTCTAGTAGCTGCTGTATTGTTTTCAAATACAAGATATTTAGTAGCCGATGCAACAAATTTCTTAGCGGCGATCAACAAACGACGAACGTTTACACGATCCAATGCGGATGATTTCTTTTGTAATGTTTTCTGACCATAAACAACAACACCTGCATTAGGGAAAGTTGCAATTGGATTCACAGCTGATTCATACAATGTATCACGATTTGATTGAGTCAATTTACGTTCCGTTTGAACAGCGATATCTAATGCGCCACGATTTAAACCTGCAGGAGCATACCATGGAGCAGCTACTCGGTCATTAAATGCATACACACTTGGAATCAAAGTAGATGCTGGTACCCATACATTACGTCCTAAATCTACATCTGGAATTTTAACCCATGGCCAATAAGTAGCAGCATAATTAGTATCACGTGATTCAGCTTTTGCTGTTGCTTGGCCAATTGATGCCCCATATTCAACTGGGTCGATCAATAAAAATGCATCTGAACGATCTTCCATCGCAGTTAATGCAGTGGTAAGAATAGCTGAATGGTTTGAAAAGTTATCTACTAATCCTGGCAATGCCAATAAGTTGATATCATATTCGTCTTGGTTTTTCAATAGATAGATTGCATCAGTATATGATGTACTACCACTTGCAGGTTGACCTAAATTGAATCCTTGAGTATTTGTATTTGAGATCTCATCATAAAATGCAATTGGATGAACCACATTACCATCAGAACCTCCGGAGAATGTTCCAGAAACTGCAGCTGGTAATGAAGCTGATAAAGCATTATCACGAATGTTTCCGTTAGCATCTAAATAGTTATAAGTTGTACGGCTAACTTCTACACGTACAAAATTTGAACGATTTTGATATGAACCTGACAATTGCAAGAATGGATCAGTAGTACCAGAATCTCTTAATGTATATACTTGATCGCCGATGACTTTAGCAATGTAGTTATTTGAATTTGGATCTAATGTCAAGTTATTGTACTGTTCTAGAATGATTTTTCGTTTACCAGTATCATCACCGCGACGAATTAACAATGTAAATGTACCTTTGGTATTGTTTACGCCGGTGATTTCCCAACGTAAATTATTTACCGTACCATTTGTCAATGTATTATTTGAACCTTCTGCACCAGTACTGTTTTGATCAGCCCCATCAGATAATGTATACAATGAAAATGCATTTGCACCTACACCTGAACATGTTACTGCGGCAGAAGCTGGTCCATATCCGCCTGCCAAAATTCTGACAATTGTTAATGTATCAGCATACTTAAGATATTCTTGTGCCATGTAGTTAGTTAAATATTTGTAACTACCTTGTACAGCACCGGATCCACTAGTAATGGTTCCTCCAAATTTCTGAAGATAGTCAGAATAACTTGTTACTACGGTTGGAATACCGGCAGGACCTTTTGCAGTTGGTCCAATTACTGCAGCACCGATTGCAGCTAAACCTGCGGGTAAGAACGATTGATCGACTTCTCTCGTAAATACACCAGGCGACACTATTCTTTCAGCCATTATTTTGCTCCTTATTAATTTAATTTATCTACATATAAATATCTAATAACAGAGCCAAACATGCGTTAAGATGCAATAAATTCGCCTGAATCAATATTTAATGTACCGGTGCCGTATTTCTCAGTTAACGTTTTAACTAGTTCGGCTTCTTTATTTTGCAATTGTTTATATTCGCTAATTGCTGCCACTTTTGCATTTTGCAATTCATCTAATCGCTGATTAGCTGCAATTAACTCCATTTCAATTTGACCTAAACGATAAACTAATTCTGTACTTTGTTCACGAATTGAATTGATTTCGCCTAGATGCTCTGGTTGAATAACATTTGTTTCTGACATAACTTCCTTTATTTAATATAAATATACGGGTATTAACGATAACCTCCAGGAGGTGGATTATCTATTTCTGGATTGAATGTTTCGGTTTCATTACCAAATGTTATCTTCTTGATTGAGTACATTTTACGTAGGTTTGCAACACGCAATTCAGATGCCATTAACATAGTAGCCTGTACAGACAATGGCATTGAAGCTCTAACCAATCGATCTTCTCCGGTGGTGTTAACTGTATCAAATGTATAATCAGATATGGTAGTCGGAAATTTCCATGTTGTTCCCCAAGCATAACCATTCAATGGCATTATCTGTTCTATAATAGCATTCATTTGATCTGTATATTCTGTCCATATTAGCAGATCATATGATACTGTTATAAATTCTGGCACATTTGATATGTAATATTCTTGTACAGGTTTAATGCCTTGCTGTACAGAAAAGCGATCATACTTGTTACGCAATGTGAACTTGTTACCATGAGTCAATTGGAATCCGGCAGGTGCACGGTTAACACCTAACATCTGCAGTCTATCGGCAATTGATGATCTACGTAGTCCAATGTAAGGCGTTAATATCTTACCGCGGTCATCTAACATGTAACCTCGTTTCTGATATTGTGCCCATTTTTCACCGTTGGCGTAAAATACTGGTACATCTATTATTGCATTGTTCTCAATGATCTGTGGCTGTATAGTTTCTTTAATGTATGACATGATAGCAAAGTCAATGTCAATGATAGTACATTTTGACGTCTTAATAACATCATCATCGCGGCGTATCTGATCGACTTGCCGTTTAGTTGTGTTTGCAAAGAGATCGCGGTTGTCTGTATAGGAACTATATGACCGTTTAAGTTCTCTGTTTCTTTCTATCTCACTCATAAGTTCCTTGGCAAGTTATTTGATTTGTTAATACCAGATCGGAATGACTGTATGTTCAATCGATTCTTTCTGGTTACATGCGCATCAACAACAACTGATATTGGCCAACCAAATTCTCCACGCAATCCTAAATCAAAGCCTAAATCGCGGTCTGGATTTGTACCTCTGAAATACTGAGTAGATGATGTGTTATCAATTTCAAAATACTCGCCGTCATATTCAATGATATCGCCGACTTCCATTACAATGTTTCGTGGCACTAAATCATCTCGTAGAAATGCAAATGTACCATTTCGTACATAATCAATTCCGTAATCATCGCTTTGAGTTGTTTTTGTATCTTTTAATATAATGGAATTGATGCGTAGTATATCATAGTATACTTTATTATCTGATTCATCATATATATTTGAATTTGTAGCTGCTAGATTCAGTTTGTAGTATCCAATCTCCATATCAATGTATCGATTGATGAGTTCACGGTTCAATGACCGTAAAAGTGACGCATCTCGTGCTGAACCAAACATTGCCATGATGTTATCCTATATAAATGCGCAAAGGCACTTTATTTAATTGCATTGTCAATGCATCTGCTTCTGCTTGTTTTCGTTCTAACTGTGATTGGCGTGACATTGAATCCAATATTTCTTTCAGTTCAGTTATTAAACCTTCTTTTTCAGTTTGCGCAGCTGATATCA